TTCGGATCTCTTAACCCCAGTCACCGTTTTCTTTAATTGATATTCAAGGCGTTCGGGGTATTTGATAAGTAAATTGAAATCGTTGTCCTGCAATTCCAACAAGCCCCAATCATCCTGTTGCCACCAATCAAATGATTTTAGGACAGCATGTTGTTCTTGTAGTAACATTTCGACAACCGAGGGTATTAACGCCTCTTCGCCCGCTTTTGAAAGTAATTCGATTAAGTCGGCACCGGCAATACCCAGTTCGTCTTTGAAAAATGATTTGGTGATTCCTACTGTCGGAGAAGCGGTGACACCGGGTTGGTCGGTGGGGTTCGCTGTTTGTTCACCGCCCTTCATCCCCGTGATTTCAGATCCGGTGGTTGCTTGGGGAGGCATTGGTGCGGCTGTCGGCGGGGGGGTTTGTTGTTGTTGTTGTTCTGTTTCGGCATCGACATCGGTATCTATCTGTGCCAATTCCTGCTCTTTGACCTTCTTTTGGTCGAGCAACCCAGTCATTTTACCTGCGGCGGCACCAATAAGGGATGGTGCTAATTTTTTTGCGGCGACACCGGCCACTGCCCCAAGCGCAGGGAGTATTTTGACAATTGCATCGTTCATAGAACGGACTTCACTATTCCAAACAATTCTTGTCATGTTTCCGACCACCCTAAGCGTTGCGACCACGCCGCCCCATCAAGGACTACGATGCTGTCCCTATATTCTTTTGTGGCTTGAACCGCCAAAGCGAGGGCAATAACGGTATCGTCGTGTCGGCCAAGCGACTCCATTTTACCATTTGGTAACATGGTGAACATAGAAAGTTCGTTGAGTAAAATGTCCATCATCCGGCGTGTTCTACCTTCTTCCTTGTAAGGGAGAATCAAATGACGCTGTTCAAAGTGCAATTGGAGAGAATGTATAACCGCTTCTTTTCTCATACGGCTCATAGTAAATGGTTTGATAGGCAAGTCGCTAATCTCTTTCAGCACTTGGTGGAATGCTTGAGCGAAATTGTTTGTTTCCAATTCAACGATGACGGGGTTGAACCTTGCATTCAATTCTATGATTTTATCAATTTGAGAACTGAAATCCATTCCCTTTTCATGGTGCATCCAAACCACTCTCTTATGTCTATTCTTATCCATAGCCAAAACAACCATGCAAGTATAGTCGGCCTTTCGGTCGGGGCTGATTGCAGGATCCCAGCCGATGTAGTAATTGACATCCTCTTCAAAGTCGCCAGCATATGGGTCAAAGACAAATGCGTGGTCGTCGTCTTTACAAGGGTCTGTCATTTCAATTGGGAACAGACTCGATTCACTGGCAATTGGTTTGCACAGGTATTCACGGGTAAATGATATGGATGTCATTTCATCACGGCGTTGATGTAGTGCGTCAAGCGACCAGCGTTCGGGCCAAAGCGGCTTACCTGTTTCTTCGCTAATCGCAGGGTATTCGCTCACTTTATACCCCTTGAGTGATTTTAGTTCTTGATACAGATCAGTGTATGAAAAGGGAGTTCCTACAATACATAACTGTGCAGTGTGGTGGAGAACAGGTAGGAGGGCTGTGAAGAACCATGAAGAAATGTGAGTCAATTGGGTAGCGGCTTCACTGGACAATATATCGTCAAGCACTACAATGTCGGGGTGGGCACCACGAACAGCCTTACCAACGGACATAGCCGAGATGGAGGATTTGTTTGTCATCTTGAACTTTTGCTTGGCCCAACCACGCTTTGGTTTCAAGTGAGAGAGAGTAGGAACTGATTCTATGAGTTCGTTCATTTTTGCCATGTGTTCGATGGATTGGTGCTGACTGTGAGAAAAGAATAGGACTTCTGTGCCGGGGTTGTATGCCATTTTCCATAATAGATATACCCGATAGAATACCGACTTCCCATGATCACGAGAAGCAATAACACAGGTCTTGTTGAAGTTCTCGCTCATATCAAACCATTCTTGGTGAAAGTCAGCGACCATGTAATTCTCGGCTTTGCCGCAAATGTCTTCAAAAAAATACTTGAAGTCACGACGACCCATTTCCCAATCGACTTTGTTGGCGAGATCTAACACAGGGGCACTCATTAAGCATCAACCCGTTATCTCATTTAGTTCGTCTTCGCTCATGCCGTGGTGGTCGATTAAATCGCCACTATCGTTCTTTAGTCTTGATATGGCCGAAGCGTTGCCACTTCGTGCGGCCTCGACTACCTCACTCACATAATCCTTGCTGGATGAACCGGAAATATATTTGTCGTAAGTTTTGGCTGGGCCGTCACTCATTGTTTCGTTTTTTTTTGACTCGGCCCTTGCATTACTGCGGGTTTCAGCCGCCGCCGTGCTTGCAGGGGCTAATGGGACTTTCTTTGGATTCTTTGGTCTTATCCTTGCTGGCTGTTTATTGGCTCTTTCTTGAAAAACATTCTTACCACCCGTTTGCCCTGCACGCTTGGTGGCAGTAGTCTTCACTGCCTTTGCTTTTGTTTTTGGAGTGAGTTTGACTTCCTTTGCGGCCTTAGCGGGTGTTGCTTGCTTCTTAGATGGTGGCTTGTGAGTCCCTCTTGTCATTGGTGGTTGTGTGTCCGGCTTGTTCATCAATTGTTCAAGTAAATCCGGTTTGGTGGCTTCTTTGCCTTTTGGGGTATTAGCCACGGCTTTTGCGGGTGATACCTTCTTAGCGGCCTTTGCGGCTGGTGTTGCCTTCTTAGCGGCCTTTGCGGCCTTTGCGGCTGGTTTCTTCTCATCCACGGCGGCTAATGCCTTTGCGGCTGGTGTTGCCTTCTTTTCTTTTGGAGGTTCCTTCTTGGCTTCGGTTGGATCGACGCTTCTATCAGCAACGGCCTTTTCACGGCGGTTCTTCTCGTTCAAGCGTCCACTTTGACTTCGACCACCCGGCCCTTGCTTGCCCTTGTCGTCATCGTTACGATCATTGACTTCATTGAAGCCCATGCGCTTTCCTCTTTCGGGGCCGACCAAATCTCCTGTCCAGTTTTGTTCATCATTCGCATACTGCGGCAATTGCCTATCTTCGCTGGCAATTGGTGGTGAATTGTCACCAAGAAGTCCCTTTACGCCTTTACCACCTGTTGGTAGTGGTTTGGTTTCGGGTATTTCCTCGAACTCGGCATCGGGGGCTTGAGATTGTTTGTTACCCGCATTTGGCTTCCACTTATTATTCTCATAATCCCAATTTTCATACACTCGGTTTTGGCCGGGTGTCACATCTCGACCCCATTCGGAGATTTCGGTTCCGAAGTCTCCCGGTTTTGGATCACCATATCTCGGTGGGTTTGCTTGAGTTTGCTGTGACCCCTCTTCTCCGACCATTCGGTCATAGAAGCCGTCATCGGGTTGTTCTCCCATGGCTTCAAAGCCAGCATCGGCTGAACCACTGCTGTTCATGTCCATTCCGTCATCGGTAGGTTGAAGACTGGGTGGTGCGCCCTGTGCGGCCTCCACTGCTGGGTTTTGTTGTGCATCCCACTTGTCCCACTGTTCAAGATCTTCTTGTGTGCCACGACCCCGTATGTATTCCCGTGAAGGGAAGTCTTGGCCGGGTTCGGTGTTCCTATCCTGTTGCCATCGTTTGTAAGTGGGACTCATATTTGCTACTGGGGTATTGTTCCATGAAACCATTGGTGGTTCTTCGGTAGTTTCCGGTTGAAGTCCCGGTGGTGTAGCCTGTGCTTCTTCCACAGAACCGGCTTGCGGCTTTGGGTTTCGCTTGAACTTATCCATAAATCGACCCATCATCCCTTTCTTATTCGGGTCACGGGTTTCTTGTTGTCCTGCTTTGAAGTTCGCACCCATGCCCTTTGGTGGGGCTTGAGCAGGTGGTCGTTCTTGTCCAAATGTAGTGGAGCCTTGTGTTGGATCACCAAACATTCCGCCGGTAATAGATTCAGCCGTGTCGCCACCTTGAGGTGTTGCTTCCTGTGCCATAGAATCTACACGCTTCTTTTCATCTTGGTCGGCATAGAATTGTCGGTGGCTGTTAAAGGCTTCCATCTCTTCGGCGGATAATTGAGGTGGTGCCTTGATAACATGTTCCCATACCATTGAAAACATATCATCATTCTTTGGTGCCTTTCGTAGTGGTTCCTTGCCAATCATTTCAGCACGGGCTTTGAGTAACATGTCGTCGTATCTGTCCATTTGAAATCACCTTTGCATTTGCTTGCGGAGCATAATATGTCCGATAGAATCGTGAATGCGTTCAGCCGAAGCGAACTTCATGTTTGTTGGTTGTCCACCAGCCGCACGCATTCCCATGTTTGTATTTGCTTGATTGAAGCGGTCAGTCTGTGCTGTGGCGGCTGTGTTTGCTTTGTTGCGGGCACCCATTCCTGTGGAACCCATACCGGCTGTTAAACCGCCTGTCATAACATCAGCGAACTTACCCATACCAGATCGATTCTTCATCCAAGACTGTTTGTCGCCGCCTTTTCCTGCTTGTAATGCTTGAGCGTCAGCACCAAAGGCCATAGTTTGGGCCGCTTCTTGCATTTTGTTTGGTGCGGCGGCGGCTGGTGCGGCGGCGGCTGGTGCGGCGGCTGGTGCGGCTGGCCCTGCTGGTGCGGCGGCGGCTGGTGCGGCGGCGGCTGGGAGTGGGACGGCGGCTGGCCCTGCTGGTGCGGCGGCGGCTGGGAGTGGGACGGCGGCTGGCCCTGCTGGTGCGGCGGCGGCTGGGAGTGGGACGGCGGCTGGCCCTGCTGGTGCGGGAACTGGTGGGGTGAGGGTTGGTGCGTTTCCTTGTGTGAGAGCCGTCTGTTGCTCCCTTCCTCTTTCGGATTGGAGGTTTCTTACTTGATCATTAGCGTATTGATTTGCTGAACCACCTATTGCGGCTTGGGCGGAAGGTTCTGCGTTATTGAATGCCCTTTTGGCTTGACCTCCGGCCATTTTATCGCTTACTGTGTTTTTGACTTTTGATGCGGCACCAGCAACAGCACCGGGAGTATTTGCTATGGCGGCGGCAGTGGATGTAATGGCGTTGCCAACCTTGTCCATCCTTGCTCCTTTTTGAAAAGCCTCTCGTTCAGCAATCATTCTTGCTCTCGCCATTCGATCTGCACTAAACTCTCTTCTACTTACCATTAAAAATCACCTTCACTAATTGTATGCAATCCAACGGGATGTCCATTGATTTGGACATCTCACGCCAGTCGCCCCTGCTGTTGAGGATAGCGACGACATCGGAAACGGGTCGTTGTATTTGACCTGCCATCATGGCAAGGTCTATTGCGTTGGATTGAATCATAGGGGTATGAGGAACTGCCTTTGCGATGGTTTCATCTTGCAGTGCTAATTGACATTGGACGGTTTCGAGCATGGACTCGATTTCTTCTTTTCCGAAGACATTTCCAGCATGTCCCGCACCTTTTCCGGTCATGTATGCAAGTTTATCAGCCATTCCTCTCCATCCTTCTCTAAACCGTGGCGGGCCGTCCTGCCGATTAGGCCCAGCAGGTTGCGCTTGAAAAGGGTTTAGGCGAGCAGGAGATTGTTCGGGTGGAATGTTTGGGGGTATTTGACCCACGGGTGCTGGTGGTGCTGGCTGTTGTAATCGCACTGGCGGTGCTGGTGCTTGGCGAGGAACTGGTGGTGCTGGTGGTTGCTGTTGAATGACTGGCGGGGCAGGAGGCTGTGCCTGTTGCATTGGCGGTGAGGGTGCCGGTGCTGGTGGTATTACTGGGGCTGACCGAGTGTTGGGCGGATTTGGGCGATTCGCTCCACGGGCTTCGGCTCTCCGTTGGGCTTGAGCCTCCATTTGCCCTTGTAAGTCGTTTCTTGGTTGAGGTTGGGTTTGTCCTTCGTTTGGTTGAGGTTGCTGTGCTTGGGGTTGCATTCTATTTTGCGGAGGCTGAATACCCGGATGGTTCGATTGAAGGTGGCTGATGAAACCGCTAATGAGGCGATCCGCCGCCGAGCCACCGGAACCTTGACCCATCAAATGTTCCATTGGAGGGAGGTCAGTCATGTTATACTTCTTACCTAAGTATTCATGGAGTTTAGGTAAGTAATGCCTCTTTGTAGTTCTTGCCCCGTTGTAAAGGTCTGTTCCCTTTTCGTTTTTGAATCCGTCTTCAAACCATGTGCTGTAAGCATCTGTTGGTGATTGAGGCATAACATTTGCTTCTTGCTGTTGTCCCTCAATCGCTTGCTGTGCCAAATCCGGTGCCGCATCGGCAACGATGCCCGGTGTTTCATTAGATTGGATGGATTCTCTTTGTCGGATTCCGTAAAGGTGCTGAATGTTCGTTTTGTTTTGAGGTGCGTAATTACTCAACACAGGGTGTCGAAGCCATGCTTCTTGAACCATTTCGGGTGTTAATTCCTGCCCGTTATTTTGAGCATGACGGGCTAATTCATTCACCATAGCAATACTGTGTTTCTGTGCTTCGTGATTGATATATACCCCGTTTGGGCGCACCTTGTCGGCTTTGATTGATTCGCTGGTGTTGCCCTTATGGCCTTGTTGCTCACGCACCCACTTGAGTCCTTCTTGGTATGGGCGATTCCATGACTCGTTCATTAGGTTCTCTTGATCACGGTTTCCTACACGCA